CATAATACTTATTTATAAGCCGGCCGTTCGATTTAGATTTTTTTGAATTTGCATATTCTACATTTATAGGTATTTCTTCTTCATTTTGAGGGTCAGCAGCGGGCGAGGGCGGAAGAGTGGGTGGAGGAGGTCCCCTCGCTACATCATTATCTCTGCCGATGAAATTCAGGTCTATAATAACTTCATTGTCACGAGAAATATCGAACAGTTTTCTATTGCCAAGAGTTCTTTTCACATTCTCCCATCCACTATTTAAAACATCATGAAAACCAAAATAAATATAATTAAATTTTTGAAGAAAACTGTTTTCATAACCTCGGTAAGAATCATTGCCCTCACCACTTCTTGAATAGTTTATCAAATTAGCAAAATCGATCAATATATGAGGATTTGAAATTTCTAATTGTTTTGGAAAAAAACTTTCATTAAATTTAGATGTTATTGTAATAGGATTGCTCCTACTTGATTTCAACATTTCATTCTCTAACAAAACTTGGATATAATTTCTTGCTTCGGCATGAATTGGCTTATCATAATGTATTATTTCTATATCAGTATAGGCAGTGCCAATCGCATCTATTATTGTATCCAAAATACCACCTTCACTTAACCACATAAATTTATCATTTCTAACAAAATCATCACCTAAAATACCGGTTGTATAAATAGTAAATTTCTTCTTAGTTGGCAATAAAATATCATTTGATTCCGATGGCGGCGGCGACGGTGGTGGAAGTGGAGGCGGTGATGGTGGCGGCGACTGCGGTGACGGTGCTGGTGCTGGTGACGGTGCTGGTGACGGTGCTGGTGCTGGTGACGGTGCTGGTGACGGTGCTGGTGCTGGCGGCGACTGTTCTTCAATATAGTCGTTCTCCGTGCCATTGGAATTCTCCGCATGAAGGCGCGAAATGTAGTCTATAGCTCTTACGGCGTTGAATAAAGATTTTATTTCAGCATTTTCAATGTCATCGTGATCATCGCCATTACCATTACTGTCACCATCACCATCGCCATCGCTGTCTCCATCAACATCGCGGTCACTGTCCGTGTGACTTTTACAATTTTCGAATTGTATTTTACACGGTTCAAATATGGTTGGATCGTCAAAATCAAAATGTTCAAAGTTGCCCTCTCTATAATCACTCTCTAGTAATATTGCCACATGTATATCGATAGGTTTCGGAAAAATATTTGAATTACTACCCCAATAGATATACTTTTGTTTTGCTATGGAATATTTTTTTTGATACGATTTGGTCATATGTTTTGACTCTATTGTGTTATATTTTCCCCACATGTTAAGAAACCTTTTCCAAAAATTATCATTATCATTATTCTCTTTTTCCTGAGCATATATCAGAACTTTATCATAAATCTCATTATAATTCTCTTTTTGAAGAATTTTCTCGATGATTTTCTTTTTATTTATAGACCGACGCGACAGAAATGTACTGCTATTATTTTTATACATTATATCAAGACGAGAACCAATATTACTACTTATTTCATCAAGAGAGGTTTTGTGGTGTTTTTTTAATGACTTTTCCATTGTTTCAACACATTTTTGATGAAATCGTTTGATTTTTTTAAGACTTTTGTTTTTTATATTTTTGCGTTTCTGTGCTTCATTTTCATCATCGTCGCTACTATTATCTTCTTTTTCTTCGTCGCTACTATTATCTTCTTTTTCTTCGTCGCTATGATGTATTACATGTTCAATAAATTCAAGAGCACGCACGGCTTCCTCTATTTCTTCTAGTTCAATGGGTTGTGCAATAATCGGAGCGGGAAGTGCGACTGCGGACAGTGATGCGGGCGGAGGCGGGGGTTGTGCGGCGTTCACTGCGGGCGGAGGCGGATGTTGTGCGGCGTTCACTGCGTCGATGGCTTCGAGTGCGTTATCGACATTGGAATCTGCTGCTGGTGGTAGAGGCGGAGGAGGGACTGCGCCTACAGCATCTTCTTCAGTCTGTTGTATTTGTAGTAGTCTTGTGATTATTGGTCTTATAAGATAATTCTCAAACCCTTTTTTTTTACATATGCTATGGAACCAATATCCAGGTAAATGCCGCGCCTTATCTTGAGACAGCGAGTCAATGGATAACTTACTTTTATCGTAAAAACTACTAAAAAAAACATTGAAATATGTCTTATTTTCATAGCTTGTTTTCATGATCCATGAAAGAAGATTATTTTCAATGTCTTTTTTTATTTCTTCAAATTCATCTTCAAAATTTTCACGAATTGTAAATTCCGTATTATTCAATCGCACCAACACTCTATTTAAAATCTTATCAAGTTCGGATACATATTGAGAAAAATCATTTTCTGTAAAATATACGAATATACGAGAAAGACTTTTGTAGTTATCGATGAATAATGTTTTGAGTTCATTGCGTAGGTTTTCCACATTTTGTTCTTTTTGTTTGTTTATTTCTCCGTAATATTCACTAGTCTTGGACTCTTCCACCATCCCTGGTATTTATACTATTCATACATTTATTATGTATTTAAATCCATTGAAAAGGGTTTTCATTTTCCAATACTTCGCCTTGCTTCATTGTAATTTTACGAAACTCCGAATCAATATTGTCATGACTCACAATAAGAATAGTTTTGTTTTTCCCAATTTCTTTAATCATACTAATAATTTTGTGCTTATTGTCCTGATCCAACGCCGAGGTAGGTTCGTCAAAAATAATAATTTTTGAATCTCGCAACATGGCTCGAATAATCCACACCATTTGCCTTTGACCTCCCGATAATCGAATACCATCATTGCCCAATTTTTGGTCCATTTTTTCCATGAAAATATCCATGATGGTTTGATCCAAGTGCATCGATTTCAATATGCCTAGAACCTTTTGTACATTTTTTTCCTTGTCTTCATCTTTCACATCAAATCCATAATATATGTTCTCATAGAGAGTGCGATCTAATAATTTTGGTTTTTGCGGAATGTAAAACATGTGGTCATATAATTCATCTCGGGAAATATGCTTGATATTCACACCATTGATGAAAATATCGCCCTTTGTCGGCTCAAAAAATTTCAAAAGCAATTTGACCAATGTGGATTTCCCACTGCCTATTTGACCAACAATAGCCACTTTTTCATTCTTGGCAATATCTATATTTACATCACGAAGTGCGTATGCATACTTTTCTTTGAATTCCGCATTCTCTTCGTATTGATAGGAAACATTTTGAAAAGAGATTCCCCCATGCACGAAGGATTTGTCTTCCTTCTCTACTTGCATGGATTTGTCTAAATCCGATTTTTTGTTAAAATAATTTTCCATGTCCTTGACTTGACTGTACATGTCCACTACAAGTCGAATGGAATAATTTGCTTCTGTAAATAATTGCATAATACTATAAGTCACAATAAAACTAGAAATAAATTGCTCCTTACTAATGGACTTGGACTGATATTCTTTGTACAACATGATATTTAATAGAATAAAAGACACCACATTGAAAATGGAAAAAATAAGGCGCATGATGAAATTCAGGTTCAATGAGTGATTGAATAAACTCACAAAAGATTTGAACTTTTCATGTAAATAATTTTTCTCATAGGTTTCATGCTTACAAATAATAATGCTAATTAAATTGTTTAGAATATCTTGAAAGTGTTGATAGATGTTGTCTTTTTCTTTTTCACTCTGGAGTTCCACTTTCATGGTAACGCTGTAAGTGATGTATTGTAAAATGATAATTCCAATAACTAAGAACAAAAATGTAAATACCATGGTGTTGGATATAGACTTATAGTGAATTAAAGTAACAATGAAAATCAAAATTTGCGAAAAAATAACCGTTCGTACCAAATCGAAATATTTATAAATGATATGGGGTACTTTGATGATCTTCGCCAATATTTCGCCGACCTCTAAATTTTCATAATTGAGATGTTTGTTTTGCAACAAATTTGAAAATATTTTTTGAATCGAAAATTCCGAAAACTCGGGAATCAACATACCTTGTGCCTTATGTAACAGCGCCACGGATATTTGTGTGAAAGTATATATATACAGCAAATTCTTCGCATTTTTCAAAAAGTCCCGATTGAACCCTTTGTTTAAGCTTGAAATTACCTTTCCGTAATATTTTGGAAGCACCACACGATGTATCGGATAAGTAAATAATAACAAAGAATAAAATCCAAATAATACTTTGTTTTCTGATAAATAAGAGAGAAAGTAAGCATTTATATCAACTTTTTTGTATTCTTCCATGGACGAAATATAAACAACTAATATATATAAATATTAAATTATATGTTTTTGTTTTCAAGTGGAAGTAAAAGTATAGAACATACAGTTTTCGAAAATAAAGTAGAAAAGGTCCATCGGCAACTATTTCTGTGTGCTCATCAGAAGCAGAATAACATGGAACATGAAATATACTTGGTGAAGTATTTGATATTTTTGAAGATGTTTTATACAAATACTAGGAGTATAAAGAGAGAATCCACTATAAAAGACAATGAACGAATGATTCTACATGACTTTTATGAGACTTATCCGGCGGCATCAGGTTCTGATGAGGAGAAGACTGATGTTCCAGATGAGATTCAAAGAAAAGTGGATGAAATTTATATGTTCGTGCAACCTGGAGCATCGTTCATGAGAGCGAAGCCTTCTTTTCTAAATAATAGTAATGAGAGTGAAAATGAAAATGAAAAAAAAAACTTCATATTAGAGTATACGTCTCACAAACTCACTATGAATTCCTTCCTGAGCTGTGCCATACATAGCATATAAATTTTTATCTTCTCACAATGTATATGTTGGAATTGAAAGAAATTGAAACATGGATTTCAACGGATCATAGTAAAAAAATACAGTATGTTTTGTTGTTTTTTATTTTCATCATAGGGTTGTCCTACAATATGTTTCAAAATATATTTGGATGCTCCTTACAAAAAGTGTTTAACAATGTTTATGTTCGCCATGCGATTATACTTTTATTTCTGTATTTGTTGTTAGATACAAACTTGGATTCCAAAGAAACATCAGTACATCCCGTTTTGTCTTTATTCCTTTCGTGTATTATTTATGTATTGGGATTTATTTTACTCCACAGCAATCATTTTTACATCTTATTCATCATTGGTCTCGTTGGATTTCTATTTTTGATCAACAAGTACAAAAAATATGTAGAACTCGCCATCCAAGACCAAGAAATAAAGCAACAGCGCATCAATTTAATTCATAAAACGAATAATGTCACCATTATCATGATGATACTGACAATTACAATTGGATCATTAACCTCCTTTGAATATTTGGGACATTCTTGTAAAAGAGTTTAAAGGTATTTCAAAATATAGAAACAATGCAGGAAAGAATGAACAAAATGATAAAGGGTCTCCTTTCCGATAATATTGGAAATGATATTTCTCAACAAATGCCTTTGGGAATCTTTCAAGCGATTGGTATGGGTTATACAGCACGATTAATGTATATTTACATGAATGAAATTATGTCCGGTATCTGCCTCATGACGCTTATTTCCGCAATTGGAGGAATTGGTTATGGAGCAAACCTTGCGGTATGGTGGATGTATCAAAATGTTCCGAACCTTGATGACAATGTGAGCGACGAAATGGACGATTTATCCCGGTTTGTTGAAAACGATTACAACACGATCATGGATATTTATTCAAATGGAACAATGAAGGAATACGAAACGACGGATGCGAATGTCCTTATGGGCATGGAAAATCATTTTAAAAGTTCATTGCCTTTTGAATACAATACAGAAATTATTATGATGTATTCAAAAGAGGATGAGGCCTTTCATTATTATACGAAAAACAGTGATATTCAATACAACATACTCAACTCCGTTTGTCGCAGTTATGTGGTTGAGTATCGTTGTTTGCATTTGTTTCAAGATGAAGCAGACCTTACTCGGTTTGCGTCAGTATTTGATGATGATGATGATGATGATGATGATGATGATGATGATGATTCTGAACAAGAAAAAGAAGAAAAAGAAGAAACAGAAGAAACAGAAGAAACAGAAGATGAAACCAAATCTGCGTCGAGTTTCTCCTTATTTTACATAAAAAAAACAAAGAAAACGGAAATGAAAAAAGAACCCAAAAAAGAAAAGAAAATCAATAAGTTTATTTATAAAGGAAATTTTCAAGAGTATGAGCATTTATTTAATAAGGAACAGAACGAGGCGGTGAAAATCGATTATAACACCTATAAGAATCAAGAATCTTCCATTTGAGATGCTTCTTTCTGTTTTTCTTTTTGCCTTTGCACAAATTCTTGAAAGCCAATAGACTTTTCAATATCAAAACTACTTTCTAGATTTGTTACGGCAATATCAAAAGCTTTTTTCTCGGACGCACTTAGCTGTGCCAGATAACGCTCAACCCACTTTGAATCCATTGATTTATATTTATATTAAAAATAGAAATCAATTTTTTTATACAACCGGATCATAAGTTAAAGTATGATTCTCATAGAGGCTCACTTGAAAATCGCCATTCATGTTTTCTAATTTTACCATATCTCCATTCATAAGCGAATCGCATCCATGTGTACTCACGCATTTGCGTCCATTGCTATATATTGGCAATTTAATGTTATCATAAATAGTATAATAATACCATTTGTCTCTCCGCAAATGTATAGGTTTCGCGAAAATGGGAAACAATTTATTGTAATGACTTTCGTTTTTTAAATAACCCACTTGTTTATATTGATGCGGTTCATTGTACCGCAAAGGCGGTGCATAAGGATTTAAAAGAGCATCTTCGGGATTTTGATTATAGGATACACCTGGACGAGCAATGGGTCGTAACATATCGTAGTTCGTCACTTGCGTAGAAGGATGATTTGTCATGGTTATAATCGGACTTTCCACCACATCCACATGAGGACAAAACACACACCCCCTTTTTTGATAAATACAATAGGCTACAATACCACATAAAAGAGAAATAAAAAGAATGGTATAATTTTCAATACATATTGTTCCTTTTGGACATTTTCGAGGCATTTAAAATATAGATATAAAAAAATACAACTGTTATATAAGATGAAACATACATCTATGTATACATGGATTTTAGCTTCTTTTTTATTCATCATTGTCGTAACTTGTCTTTTTTCAAATCAATCAGACTATACTGTGGAAAATCTTACCTTTATCGATAATGATAAATTACAAAATAAGTTCGCAATACAACTTTATAAATTAGATAGCATTCTTCTCAAAATGAACGACATTGAAGCCAATTTATAGTGAAAAATATTTCTGTATTATATATGTACAGATATCTCTTTGCTATTGCGGGTTGCGTGATTGTAGCTGTTTTTTATATTCGGTTTATGACTCATTCAAACATGGAATCCATGAATATTCGGTTTGATAATACTCAGATGAAAAAAAGTATTGAAGACGCAAGAATAAAGATTCCATCATTTCTTGATAGAATAAATAACGACCTTTATTTTATATATAAACATATAAGACCAAAATTAAGTGTGACAAGCACAAGCGGAATCACAAGCGGAAGCACAAGCACAAGCGAAATCACAAGAGGCAGGAATCGTGTCAACAGGAGAATCAGAAATATGCGTAACTTGAGAAGATGAAAAAGATATTTAAATATAAATCATATATAAATTCATGGCAAATCTTTCAGAAAAAATAAAGGAAATAAAGGTTATTTATGATCACCTAAAAGAAAAAGACCTTTTGAGAGATAATGATGAAATAAATCATGTTTTGGATTCGTATTCAATGTTACCACAATCGGAAAAAGACAAATGGAAGAAAACCTTTAATTGTTTAATAGACCCTGAAATTTCTGATATAGTAAACAACATTAGCGTTACGGAATCAAAATTTCAATACTATTTGGAAGATATTGGCATTTCCATTCAAGATAGAATCGACTTTTTGGAAATTTTTGATAAAAACCCATATTTATCTGAATTATCTAATGATTATGAGTTTGATACAATATGGAATGAAAGCGAACTGAGAGATGATCCGTATTTAAAAAATCAAATAAATGAAGTGAAACTACAAACCTTATTTGATCAAGAGGATGAAAATAATGAGGAAATAAAGAAGTTAAAAGAAAAATACAACAGTGTTCAGGTCAATCCAGATGAACTCAAAATCACAATATTATATATTCTGTTTAACGAGATAATTTAAATACTTGGAATTTAAAGCATATGAAAATTTGGACAAAGACTGGTCATATGTACAGTGAAAAAAGTGCTTATCCTCAAAATCACATGCCAACTCCATAAAAAGCTTCATCCAATGCAATTTGTACTTTTGAATTTCTTTCATATAATTAGAAGGAGGATCCGGATTATTTCGAAACCCATATGTTTCGTGATAATGTCGCGGGAAAATAAACTTATTTCCAATGAAATAAGTTGACCATACATATCTCGTCAATTGAAAAATAAAATCATAGAGTGTCAAATCATTGTGATTGTAAATGTAGTAATCGCACGCTTGATGACAATTCGTTTCGTAAATAATTCGTATTTCCCTATCCAAAACGCTTTTACTAGGTATCAAATAACTGTATATACATTCCATAATATCGCAATTTAATGCAATGTTATTGAATAATGTCATAAATATCTGCCTTACATGTAGTTTATTGTAACGGTCCATAGATGTACCACTCTTATATCTTTATATCTATTTTTTGGCGGTCTTTGACTTTTGCTTCTTTTGTTTCTTTTGCTGCTTTTTAGCCGTTTTTGTCTTTTTCTTTTGAACAGTCTTCTTGATTTTTTTAACAAGCTTTTTCGTTTTCGATTCCACAAAGGTAGCATAATTTGCCCCCTTCTTTTTCAGCGTGCTTGCGAGTTTGAGAATGTCTCCAAAAGATTTCGTTGGATTCTTTTTCTTCAAATCCATCACAAATAAATTCCAAGAAGATAGCTTTCGTTTTACCATTATATATACTACACATATATTTTATACATTGCTCCTTATTCAGGTTTTATATACCCACCGTCAATATTCAAGTATTCTGCTATAGATGTAACTGCATATATGCTCGATGATATAATCGCATACACAAGGGATTTTTGTCAATGCTTTTGTTGCATAATAACCACTACGCACATCCTTAAAGGAATTCTCCATTCTTTCTCTTTCTTGTAAAAGATCGAACATGCGATTTCCAGGTGACCATTGATTTTTTACAAAGCTTTTACAAAATAGACAATTTACATTATCACACATATTTTGATATGTTATATTTAATTTTTTAACATAAAAATACAACATATCTTGGATACATGACACATATTCTTTTTCTTCGTGACAACAGATCGATACATACATCAATAATGGTGGTTTAAAAGGATAATCCTTGGTTATAACCATTTTGAAATATCGACGATTGCCATCATGTATCATAATCTGAATCTCATTTGATTCTTCCAGCACATGAACATCATAGACACCCATCAATACATCCAATTCTCGGTGAATTCGATTGAGAAAACGAGTACGCATTATAGTGTATATCTTTTACTATTTATATACATTATTCACTTGTTGACTCACAACCACAAATGTAGTACATTTTGGCATATGCTTTACACATTTTGCTCCGATATAAGTGCATGTTGAACGCACGCCTCCTAGATAATCTTCAAGCGTATCTTTTAACATTCCCTTATAAGGTATTTCTACAACCTTACCTTCACTCGCACGGTAATCGTTCTTTTTCCCATAAAATTTCATCATGGCGTGCGTTGAACTCATGCCGTAAAACACCTTGAATTTTTGAAGCTTATTTGGCATCCCCATCACCACTTTCTCGATGACCTCTCCCGGATTTTCATCATGACCCGCAAAGACACCACCCATCATGACAAAATCCGCGCCTGCACAGAACGCCTTGCTCAAATCGCCCGGACACGTTATGCCGCCATCACCAACAACATATTTACCCACACCGTGGGCAGCATCTCCGCAATCCATAATACACGATAATTGAGGAATACCTACACCCGTCTTCAATCGTGTTGTACAAGCACTTCCTGGACCAATGCCACACTTGACTATATCCACATCGCCTTCCAAACAAAGGGTATTCACCATATCTGGCGTCGCAACATTGCCGGCTACCAAGATTTTATCCGGATATTTTGAACGTACTTTTTTACAAAATTCAAGTAAGTTTGGTATGTAACCATTTGCAATGTCGATACAAATCCACTTTATAGAAAATTTTTCGCATAACTTCTCTAATTTTTCGTATTCCAATTGACTAATACCAGTAGATACCATAAAGTAGTCTGGATTCATTGGATTCCCATTGGCTTCACATGACGCAAACTGTTCCACATAGTCTTCGTAATTGTAAAATTTGTGAAACGCCGTAATGATTTTATACTGCTGCAATACATTGTAGACTTCGAATGTACCGGTGGATGACATGTTGGCACATATGATCGGAATACCTGTCCAAACTTGCCCGTTTTTGAATGTGATGGTGCGCTCTAGGACAACTTCGCTACGAGAATTTAGATTCGAGCGCTTTGGTGTAATTAATACCTGATTAAAATCCAATTTTGGTTGATGATCAATGCGAGGCATGTTATTTAATATAGTAAATCAGTGATAATCTTTATATAATTATCAATAGAACAATAATATTTCCTAATTATATATGAATAAAACTCTTTATGATAGTTTTTATATAACCTATGCGTTTTTAGTGACGACAGGTACAATAACATTTATAGAAGCATTACGAACAAATATTGTCGCCATGAGACATATTTTAAACCTTGAAACATGCATTAGCATTGTTGCAGCCTTTTTTTATGGAAATTTCATTCAAAAAATAAATGAAGAAAAAGACAAAAAAGACAAAAAAGACAATGACGAAAACATGACAAACACTTTACAAAATGAAATAAATGATACAAGATATGTGGATTGGATGATTACAACGCCTATTATGCTGCTTGTTTTAATATTGGCATTTCAATACAACAGCGGAAAGAAGGGAGTTCGATTCATCGACTATATGTTGATTCTTTTTTTGAATTATGGCATGCTTGGGAGCGGATATTTAGGTGAAAAGCACATGATCTCAAAACTCAACGCAAACATTGTGGGGTTTGTCTTCTTTGCACTCCTTTTCGGATACATGTATTGTACCTACCTGATGAAGGGCGGTAATTCGATTGCAAATCAACAACTATATGCTATATTTTTCGTGTTGTGGGCCTTTTACGGCATGTTTTATCTTACCAAAGAAAACATTAAAAATGCGGGATATAATGTGCTAGACTTATTTTCGAAATGCTTTGTGGGAATTTATTTCTGGTCGTATAGCTCTTCTATCTTTTCGTAAATAAATATGATATTATTCCTTTATAAAAATAAAGGAATAATTTAATGAGTGATCCTACTATCGTAGTGGGTGGAGAAAACCCTCTATATCTTCTTATGAATGGCGTCTATACTTACGAAGATATTTCTGCCATCGTTTTTGATTATTCTACTCCGGGCATTTCAGGAGATATATCAACCAGTACCCTTTCTGTAAATTCTAGTATTGTTATTTCTATAGATACGACTATTGCCGGGTATTATCCGATTACTTACAGCTACATATCGCCAAATGATTCTGACATGTCGTTTTCCATAACACGGGATGTGTATGTGGGTCCAGACATCAGTTTTGGTGGAGAAAACCCACTCTACCTTCCAATGAATGGTTCCTATGCATACGAAGACATTTCTGCTACGGTGTTTGATTATTCTACATCGGGCATTTCAGGAGATATATCAACGAGTGACCTTTCGGGAGCTATTTCCATAGATGGCACATATGGAGTCATGGATACAGTGGACACAACCACCGCCGGGTATTACCCGATTACTTACAGTTATACATCACCTAGTGGTCAGGACATGTCATTTTCCATCACACGGGATGTGTATGTGGGACCCGACATCAGTTTTGGTGGAGAAAACCCCCTTTACCTTCCGATGAATGGTTCCTATGCGTACGAAGACATTTCTGCTAAGGTGTTTGATTATTCTACCTCGGGAATTTCAGGGGATATATCAACGAGTGACCTTTCGGGGACTATTTCTATAGATGGCACATATGGAGTCATGGGCGCAGTGGATACAACCACCGCTGGGTATTATTACATAACTTACCATTATACATCGCCTAGTGGTCAGGACATGTCATTTTCCATAACACGGGATGTGTATGTGGGACCCGACATCAGTTTTGGTGGAGAAAACCCTCTTTACCTTCCGATGAATGGTTCCTATGCGTACGAAGACATTTCTGCTACGGTATTTGATTACTCTACCTCAGGTAATTCAGGGGATATATCAACCAGTGATCTTTCGGTAGATGGCAGCATCAATTATGTGGTGGACACAACCACCGCCGGGTATTATCCGATTACTTACAGTTACACATCGCCTAGTGGTGAGGACATGTCGTTTTCCATCACACGGGATGTGTATGTGGGTCCCGACATCAGTTATGGTGGAGAAAACCCCCTGTATCTACCTTTTCTGGATGTGAGTGAATCAAACCTTTACTACACTAACAATGCTTATGTGAATTCTTATAAAAACATTGCACATCGAGATGCGATCGGTGGGTTCAACTTTGACATCCTTGATTATGTTGGAACAATTGGATCAGTTACGACCACGGGAGCAGGCCTTCCAACTGAAGGTTATTATGATGCATCTTCAACCTCTGAACTGGTGGTAATTAATGAACCACAAACGTCTGTCACTTCGAGTGCTCTTACGAATTATAAGTATTTATTCATTGCAGGTATTCCGAATGAGTACAGGGAAATTTTAGATTCGGAGGATGGTAGTGGAATTGTGACCGAAATCGTAGATGACGAAGATGTATCGTTCCATTTTCCAAGAGACACGTCACATTCCTATTTTGAAATCGTGTCATTTGCAAGTGTTTCGGAAGATAATACCGATTTCTTATTTCAAGACATATCACGTGGATTATACGGCACTGTTGCAGATATTATTTACTTCGGAGCTCAAGTATATTTGCTGGATATCTCTACGAGCATTCCGGAAAGCACCCCTCTGTTAACCAACGGAGGGTTTATTGCAAAGAATAACTGGCG